TTTCTTCTGTGTCTTGTAATATACTTTACTACATTACCTTCAAGAAAAGTAAGGTTATTTTCTACAATATAATCAACAGGTTGTATCTTACATGTTTTATAATGGTCACCACCTACCTGTCTATCTGTAGCTATAATAGCTTCTTTCTTTATATTTGTTTTCTTAAAATCTTTTTTATCTTTAACTGTTTCTGCTATAGCATCATCCATCATTCCCATATTTATTCCCCTATAATCTTGTTAAAAAGTATGCAATTAAAATAATAAACATACCTAAAATTAATCCTATTATAAAAAATGTTAATAAATCAAAGAACATATTATAACATCTTTTTTATTCTTTGTCTAACATATTTTAAATCAGGTGAGTGAATAACTTTGTATGCAAAACTTCTTGTGTATGAAGGACTCATTCCTGCATGGTCACATATCTGCTCAAAGTTATCACACGTAACACCAACACTACAAAAGAACCAAGCTATAGCTCTATCTTTGTTTACTTTACTTTTATCATTAGTAGCATCTAATAATGCTTGTAATATAACAGATAAAAATAAACCACGTTCAGGAGCTTCCTGTTTCTTATGTTCTACATCTATAAATATGTCTATATTATTTTTCATTTTCCATTATCTTATCTAACATCTCTATTGAATCTTGTGCTTCAGATGCTTTATGTACTAGCTCAATAATATCTTCTATAATTTTAGGATGTTCTCCTACACCTACAGGATTACCTGTATGCAATTTAATATTAGCTATAGCCTTATCTCTTTCTGAAACATAATGTCCTCTTACTGCATCATAAATAAATGTCTTCATATTTTCTCCTTATTTATATATTCAACTTTTATAATGTCTTTGTGTTTTTTTCTTATAGTAAAACCTTTACCATTAGGTCTATCATTTCTTGTTTGACGACCACCTTTAGCTAGTTTTTGAATTATAGAATCATCATAACCTGCTTTTAATATTTCTCTTGAACCATTAAATATAACAATGTCTCCATTTTTTTTAAAACATCTAACAGGTTTTTTAAAATGATTTTGAGAGTTACTTACTTTGTCTCTAATTTCATCTGATGAAAAATATTTTTTTAAACTATTACTTATCTTTTTTTTAAATTCTGGGTCTTGATACATTTCAATAGGAGGAAAAAATTTACCACCAACATAGGCATTATAATAAGCTCTTTCATCACTACCTTCTAAAGTAGCCATAAGTACATTCCATTTTACTTGATAATATAATTCATAATAACGTAAACTTCTTTTATTTTTATACTCAGCTATTACTTCAAATTTAAAATGTTCTTTACCTATTTTTTCTATATCTTTATTTAAATATTTAGATGAACCTGTATACATCTCCCACTTATGTTTTATTTTCTTTTTACCCATAGAATAATATTGCTTACATCCTACATATCCTTTATTATTTTTGATATTAGTTATAATATAAACAAAACCAAACTTATCTTTATTAGGTACAAAAGGTTTATTACTTTGATAACATACCCAATGATTTACCATTCTAAATTCTCTTGAACCCTAGGTTCTTTTGAAACTTGCGTAAGATACGTTGTACCTCTTTCATATTTAAATGCTCTAAGCCCTTTACCATTGTTAGCATCAGACCAACACTCCCTCTTATGAGCACAAAAGACACAACCAATAGCAAGCTTACGATTACCAGAAGCACCTTCAGGAATATCACTATAACATCTATCAGGAGGTGTTGTGCTTTCCAACGCACCTTTGAGATATTTAATTCTTTCTTTTGCATCTATCATCTCCAAATCATGTACTCTTGTTAAGGCAAGGTTGCCATGTTGTTTATCTATAGCTAAGAAGTATGCTTCTTTAATATCATTACCTGCAGAGTATGCAGATATTTGTGCTATGTATCCAAAAGGGTCATCATTAACTAAGTTATTATTAGCAAATTTTTTAAATGAATAACCACTAGCACTCTTACAATCTACTAACTCACCATCTATCTTACAGTCTTGATGTCCTTTAATACCTTCTACCTGTACTTGTTTCTGTTCTTCAGTAACAGTATGACCAGATGCTCTAGACAATAGTATAAGTAAGTCTTCAAGTATATGACCATATAAAAATTTAATTCTAGTAGCAGAAGATATAGGTCTTGCTTCTGAACTAGAGTGTTTATCATACCATAACTGTCTAGTAGGTTTACCTATAGCTGATAAAGATAATCTTCTTTGCTTTCTAGGTTGTTCATTTAAAACAGTTTTAATATTATTAGTTACGTTCTTTGTAAATTCTTTTAGATGTTTATCTAATTCTTTATCATCTATAGTATTCGTAACCATAGGGTCAAACAAATTATATATATCCTCTACTAATGTGTCTATTGTTTTCATATCTAATATAGTGCCCTGCAATAAATACAAGGCACTACCCTTTCTAGGTTAGAGATTAACTAGCAAAAGAAACTTCTGAGTCAGCTTCTTTAGATACAAAACCATCTTCAACTACACCAAATGCTTCGTCAGCATCTGCATCAGTATTATAAGGTACTAAGTTTGTTACTTGTATTGCTCTTAAATCAGCAGATACACCAGACTTACCACCAAACTCCCACTCATATGTAGAGTATAGTACATTAACTTCTGAACCATTACCAATTAATGTACCAATCATAGTTCTCTTCTGAGCATCTACAACTTCAGGAGCTTTGTTTAAGTTACCATCTTTTCTTCTTACTTTTCTTTTGATAGTAACGAAGTCACCTCTGTCATCTCCTTTATTCTTCACAGAGATTCCATCAGCTTGAGCAATCTTCTTATTCTTCTCGTCAAGATTACCTACATCTACAGTCCATACACCATCTGAATCGAAAGTTGTATTTGGACTTGTTACACTTGCCCAATGGGCATTACCTTTTATTACACTCATATTATTTCCTTTTGTTATATTTAAAATAGAATTATCGCATACCTGATTAGAAAAGTCAAGAGTTTTTTTCCAAATAAATGTATTATTTAATTGTAAAACTTTTGAAGTTTCTATTCTAGATATTAAGTCTTGTTTGTTTTGGTAACTTCTACCCCAAACTTTATAGTTTGCATTACTAAAACTATTTACCCTGTCATTTAAATCTACAACTTCGTGACATAATTCTCGTAACTCTTTAGAGTCAACCAAAAGATATTTATCTTCCTGTTCAAAAACAAAGTAATCGCATTTGCCATATAGCCAACCTTGATTACCCATAGTATTCTTGAACTCCACTACAATCCACAAGTCATCAAAACCTTTTGACTTGTCTGTTCCTGTTCTTCTTGCTTTTACATCTACTGTAAATTTTATTTCCTCCTTTGTTAATATTAAATCAATATGATCAGACATATTCTGAGAATCAGAAGCAACCTCTACTTGATACCCTAACTTAACTGCTTCATCTATAAACATATTCTCTGTTTTAATACCACGTTTAATATAATCTTTGTGGTCATGTCTACCTTTAAACTCTTTTACTAATGTGTCTCTGCCCATGTGTTTCCCTCCTTCCATTCACTATCTAATGGACACTTCATTTTTAACTGATGCTCTGTATCTTTCATAGCATCTTTGGTAATACTACCAAATCTTTTTACATCTTTCTTTGCAACTTCATATTGGTATTCATCATGTATAGATGCAACTAACTTAGCATCAACACCTGTTTGTACTATTCTTTTATTCATGTTTATTAACCACAACTTACATACAACAGCACCTGCTCCTTGCAGTAATGTATTCAATGCACTATGTGGAGAACGTACATGTAATAGTCTACCATCAATACCTCTTATCTTACCTCTCTTAGCTGTTTCAGTTACACTATCCCTAACTCTTTTAAGAGCAGGCATATTAGAAAGAAACCTATCTATTAATATCTGTCCTTCTTTAGCACCTGCACCTACTATCTTACCTATTTTCGCTGCACCTGCACCATACATAAAAGCATATATAAATGTTTTGGCTTGGTCTCTATCTGTTAGACCTGCCATCTTCATATTAGCTGTATGTATATCACCATTTAAAACTTCTTCAGTAAACTTTGCATCATCCATAAGATGTGCTAAACATCTAAGTTCTAAACCACTAGCATCAGTACCAACAATGGAGTGAGTATAGGGATTGTCAACAGTCCAACATTCCCTACACTCTTTACCATATGGAGAACGAACAGCAGGAATCTGAGCCATGTTAGGACTGTTATGTGCCATACGACCTGTCACAGTACGTAATGTCATAACTCTACCATGTACTCTACCATCCTTATCATTACACGATTCAATCCAAGATTTAATCTGTGCAATTCTTTTTTGTAATAACAAATACCTAGCAAACTTCTTTGCTTCTTCTAGGTCTATGCTATTCAAAACTTCTTCATTAACAATTACATTACCTTTGTCAGTATGCTTCTTAGGTTTCCAACCTAGTTCTTGTAATCTATCAGCTATCTGTTGTCGTGAACCTATATTAAAAGGTATGTATTTTGTTTTTGTTTTTAAATCTTTTCTTGTAGGGTCAAAGTGTATCTTACCCCACTTTTCTAACTCACTTGCTTCATCTCTCAATGTATTATATAAAGACATAGCTTTACGAACATCTAATGCAAAACCATTTCTTTCTTGTTGGTCAATAATAACTCTGACCTGATGTTCTAAATCAATAGAAGACCTAGAAAAACCTTTGCCTTCTTTCTTTAAATGTTCATATAACTTATGTGTTATATCTACATCTTGCATACAATATCTTTTTAACTCTTCAGAGTAGCTACCAAAAGATGCTATCTCTCCTTTAGGAAAATTAAATCTATCTCCCCATGCTCTTAAACCATGACCACCATCACGCAATGGATTAAATAATTGTGATAATATTAATGTATCTAATACTTGTGAAGGTTTAATATTTGTACCTAACAATCTATTTAATACAGGAGCATCAAAAGATAAACCATTATGCATAATATATTGTTTAATATCTTTAGACCAATTTTTAAATACATGTATATTATTTGGGTCAAATACTGTAGACACATTTGTTTCAATATTTTTAGCAACAATACAGTTAATTACTTTAGCATCTATCTGGTCTGTTTCTATATCAAGAACAACTTTCACAATCTTCTTCCTCCTTTCCACACCAGTTACAAGGCTCACCTTTACCTACTGCCATCATACTATGTTCTTCATGGCAATAGTGTTCCCACATATCTGGTGAAAATAAATCTTGTTGTATATTAGTATCATCATCATCAATAAAAGTATGATATACATACACATGGGTATCACATTTAGGACAACTTAAATTACTAACTATATCGTAATCATCTTCTTGTTCACCATCATGGTCACCACTATGTATTAATTCTGTTTCACAATACATACACTTCATTAGAAAGGTACCTCCTCATTATTCTCTGCATTATAATCTACTTCGTAGGGATTGTCAATCTCTTTCATACGACCTGTCTCTTTATTATAATGTAAATGTG